ATGAGCGGCCCGGCCCGCCTTCTGCAGCTGCCCCGATCCTATTGGCGCGCCGCGCTGCTGGCCTTGTTCACGCTGTTCATAGGCACAGCCATCCTTCTGCCCCGCTACAACCCCGTTACCCGCGGCAGCCTGCAGGGCGCGGAAAGTTCAGGGCGGGTCTGGAACGAAATCATCCTGTGGCGCCTGGCCCTGATGGAGCATGTGCGCCAGCATGAAAGCTGGCCGCAGGACATCGCCAGCGTGGCACCGGAGATTGCCGAGCCCCGCGTGCGCATGAGTTCGCCCAGGCCCTTCGTGCTGCGGGCGGACATCGTGCGCGACAGCCAGATGGGCGTGCTCTCAGGAACCCAGGTCCTGCTGCAGCTGAACATGCCCAGCCAGGACTGGAGCTGCCAGGGCGGCCAGCCACCCACCCCGCCACGCTATCTGCCGCTGAACTGCAGCCCCTCGCCAGGCCAGCCAGAGCACGAGCCCTTTGGCTGGCTGCGCAACATCATCTGGACCTGCGCCCTGGTCTTTGGTGGCCTGGCCCTGCTGTGGCTGGTCCGCCATCCGCTGATAGGCCCGGCGCAGCTCAAGCCCGGGCGCCTGCGCCGCAAGCCGTATCAGCATCTTCCCCAGCTGGACCGGCTGCTGCGGCTCACCGGCCGGCGGTCCGCCGTGCTGCGCGCCGCAGGCATACGCCCGCCCGACTGGCAGCGTGCCCTGCGCCTTGCCGGTGCCAGCCCCGCCGCCCGCGTGCGCGCCCTGGCCGAACGACTGTCGGCCACCTGCAAAACCGCCGAGGGCGAATGGCCCGTGCCCGGTGGCATGTTCGAATGGACGCTGCCGCCGGACCTGCCCATCGCCCTGGGCCGCTGCCTGGTCTATGCGCTGCCAGAGCAACTGGAAGAACTGGAAGAGGGCGAACTTGTGCGCCAGCTGCGCCTGCTGCAAACCGGCGGCGATGTGGTGCTCATCGTGAGCCCGCACCATCCGCAGTCGCCCATGCCGCTGCTGCAGCGCCATGCCGAGGACCGCGCCAATCTGCACGCAGTGCTGGACAGCCCCGGTCAGACCGAATGGCTGATGGGCGGCGAGCCCTCGCAGGTGCTGCTGCGGCTGCTGGCCGCGCAGCTGCAGGTCACGCGCATCTCGCCCTACCAGACGCGCGGCGGCGTGACGCGCGAGGACGTGTTCTTCGGCCGCGAGCGCCTGCTGGCGCGCATACTCAACCGCGAACCGGCCAACTACCTGGTCGTGGGAGGGCGCCAGCTCGGCAAAAGCAGCCTGCTCAAGGCCGTGCAACGGCGCCTGCAGGAGCATCCGTCCATTGCCTGCCACTACCTCTCGCTGCGCGACCACCGCCTTACGCCGCGCCTGGCCACCCAGTTCGGCCTGCCCGTGGAGACACCGCTGGAGGCCATCATCGAACACCTGCAGTCGCAATCGCAGGGCAGGCGGCTGTACCTGCTGATCGACGAGGCCGACCTGTTCTTCCGCGATGAGGCCCGCAACGGCTATCCCCAGCTCAGCGCCTTGCGCGCGCTCAGCGAGGAGGGCCGTTGCTGGTTCATGCTGGCTGGATTCTGGGATCTCTATGCGGCAACGTTGCTCGACTACCAGTCGCCGTTGCGCAACTTCGGCGACATCCTGGCCATCGGCGGCCTGGAGCCGTCCGCCTGCCAGGCACTGGCCACCGAGCCGCTGCGCAGGCTGCGCGTGGGCTACGCCAACGACGCCCTGGCCGAACGCCTGATCGAGGCCAGCGGCAGGCGGGCCAATCTGGTCGCCATCCTCTGCCAGGAATGCCTGCAAGCCCTGGGGCCCGACGAACGCGTGATCGAAGAGCGTCACCTGCGCCAGGCGCTGGAATCCCAGCCCGTACAGGATGCGCTGGTCGGCTGGGGCCGCCTGAGCACCGACGAACAGGCCTGCCGCCTGGACCGCATCGCCGTCTATCACACGGCCCAGCAAGGTCACACCAGCCTGACCGCGCTCGACGCCCTGGTCCAGGCCCACGGCGCCACCGGCCAGGCCCAGGCCTTGCGCCGATCCCTGGCCCGCCTGCAACTGGCCTACGTCCTGCGCCGCGATGAAACCCACGGCGTGCACGACGCACGCTACGTCTTCACCATCCCGCTGCTGCAACGCCAATTCGAACCGCAGGAGACGGAGTTGTTGTTGAGGCAGGAACTGGAGAGCCTGGAAAGAGGGTTGAACAGCTGAAAAAAGAGGCGGAAGACAGGCAGGCCTGGTGCAGGAAGAGTGCCTTCCTGAGTTTGGACAGTGCTAATCGCAACTGTGATTTAACATAATATACAGACCGCCCGGGCCGCAGCGGTCCCAACGGCGCCTAGGGTGAGGGCGCCGCCGACCAGAAATCGTCGCACCATGCGCGACTTGCACGCACTTTCGCGCTCACCCTCCAAGGCTGCGATCACCATCCATTTTTGGGCATCCTCGCCCATTTCTTCTGCCAGGGCTCCGGCAATCGCGGGGCTCAGATGCTCGCGAACCTTGGCCGTCGCCAGCGTGGTGCGCGCAAGGTTTAGCCGCTGAGTCCAGTACGGCGCGGGGTGCTGTTTGAGGGCCTGTTCCAGCAGTTCTATCGTCGTTTGCATGTGTTCTCCTGTGGCGTCTTGACTACAGATTGCAGTCATTATCGCCAGCCCTTGACTGCAATGTGCAGTCAACGCCATAGTCCAGCCCTGTGACTGCATGTTGCAGTCATTTACAGGAGCGCACATGATTCAAATTTCGGTGAAGTCGACCGATGTCCGCAACCAGCGCGGCAACGCCAAGGCCTCGGGCAAGCCTTATGACCTGAACTTCCAGACCGTCTACGTGCACACGTTTGACCGGAACGGCAAGCCCAATCCCTACCCGGAAAAGACCGAAATCATCCTCGAGAAGAACGAGGAGGGCGCCGCTCTGTACTACCCGGTCGGGGAATACACGCTCGACCCCCGCTCGTTCTATGTGACGCGCAATGGCGATCTGGCACTCCAGCCCCGGCTGGTCAAGATGACCCCCAAGGCGCAGGCCGCTGGTTGAGGGGGTGACCATGGACAACGCTGCACGCGAAGCCATGGCAGAAGGGGCGCTCCTGGCGCTCCTTTTTTGCTTCAACTCTCACCAGTCCGCTGCCAAGGCGGATCGCGTCACGGTCTCGCTGACCATTGGTGATGACGGTGTGGTGTACACGGATGCCAGCTATTGGGCTGGGGACGTGCCACTGGGCGGGCAGGGCTTCTGATGACTGCCGCAGTGCGCCTGCTGCCTGTGTACCGCGCCGATGGTCCCAGCGACATGGCGCGGCACCTCTTTGCGCTCAAGCAAGGGCTGATCGATCTGGAGTTCGTTGAGCGCGCTCGGCGCCTGCCACCGGACTTTGATCGCCGGGTCTATGACCTGCATTGGCGCCTGCGCGCCTGGGCGGCTTTCATCATTGAAGTCGGGTGCACGGCATGAGTGAATTCCGCTTCAACGAAGACGCGCGCCCGGCCTTCCAGCCCTGGCAGCAGTCCGCCCGTATGGGTGGGGTGGTTGAGGCTTGGCGCGCCCGTTCTGCGGCCTCTGGACGGGCCCTGTCCGACGCGCAGGGCGAGAAGGCGCGAAGCGCCGGGCTTGTCTCACTATCAACAACTTGCAAGGGTGTTTCGGTAGTCGATTTCTTCACTGAAAACACCATTGAAATCGACCACCAAAAAACCCGCCTGACACGCATGCGCAAAGCGCTGGGCGTGTCGGCCAAGTGCTTGCATAACCAGGGTCCAAAAAATCAGCGTGTATGGATGCTCACGCTGACCTATGCGGGAACAAACCGTGACTGGCGCCCGGAGCACATCAGCCGCTTTCTCGACGGTCTGCGCAAGTGGCACTACAGCCGCACGGGTGAGAAGAAAGTGCGCTACGCATGGGTCGCTGAGCTTCAGCGGCGCGGCGTGATCCATTACCACGTAGTGGTTTGGCTGGATGCCGGTCTAACGCCTCCGAAGCCTGACCGCGCTTGGCGCGCACGTGGTGTCTGGCAAGCGCCTATGTGGGGCCATGGCATGTCCAACCGCGTCGAGGCCTATGCGCCCGTGGCCTACCTCATGAAGTACGCCACGAAGGACGTTTCGAAGATTCAAGGGGGGTTCCCGCATGGGGCACGAATTCATGGGGCAGGGGGCCTGGATGAGTCTGGTCGCGGTTGCCGTCGCTGGGTGCTTTGGCCTGCGTATGTGCAGGGCAATGCTGCGATCACAGACCGCTTTCGACCTGCAAAAGGAGGCGGCTACGTCAATGCTGAGACAGGCGAGCTTCTCTTGCCTGAATTCGCGCCAACGGGCGGCGGTTTTTCGCGTTTTGTGCGAATCCGACACACCCCGCGGCGAATCGAAGCGAACGGCCCGTTCATGTGGATGCGTACGGCAGATGGCAGCGGCTTGTGCGGCATGCGTAGCTGACGCGCAAGCCGTAGCCATCTGTACAGATAGAGAGGCGAATACATGTTCATCGATTTGACGGATGCGCAATTGCGGCACTTCGCGGGCACTGTCGTTTGGCTCTCCATGTGCGGTGGTGCCCTCGGCGCTCTGGCCTTCGGGCTGTTCATGTCGCTCATCACTCGCGCGATATCGAGCATCGGCAACTGGATGAGTCGGCGCACTCGCATCTACACGGCGCGTATGCGGGCTAAGGCCTTGCATCGCATCAACAGCAATGGCTGACCAGGTCATTCAGTGCGCGCAAGCCTGCACGGTCACTGTGCGGCACGAATTTGCCCTCTCGGTGCTCTCGCTGAGTCCCGCAGAGGGCGCAGCAATCAGCGGCGCCGTCCTGCTGATCTGGGCTGTCGGTTGGGGCTTTCGAGTCCTGATCCAGACGCTTAGAAATACCGACGGAAACCAAACTCAAGAGGACTGAAACCATGAATCGCATCAATACCCAAACCGCGCGCATTGCCGCAATCGCTGCTGCTGCAGCCCTGGCCGCTGGTGGCGCAAATGCTGCTGCTGTGGACGTTGGCGCCGTCGTCACCGATATCGGTGCGCAAGCTGTGCCCATCGGCCTGATCGGCGCCGCCGTGCTGCTCATCTTCGTGGGCGTCAAGGCGTTCCAGTGGGTGCGCAAGGCGCTGTCCTGATCGGCCAGTAGGAACCCGCAGACCGGCCGGCTGCGGGGCCTTTTTTAAAGCGCCACGGGTGGCGTTTCAAAGAAGGGGTGCCATGGGCCTGTTTGTAATCATTGCAATGCTGGGGGCCGCATGGCTTATCTTTTCCGCATAATTACGCTATTAATTGCGTTTGCGCCGTTTATCTCTGCACATGCCGTCGTGCAAAAAGAGACTGTTTATCAGGATCTTAAATTTGCGCCACACACATCTGTGGCATCTGCCTGCGCTTCGAATAACGGCATTAAGCAACAACAAAATCCTGGAACTACGGTCACTTTACTGGGCGTACTAGAGAGATCTTGTCAGCATCGTGCCGGAAAACCGCCGGCTCACATGGATTTTGAGACAGTCGTCTATCTCGATACTATCTGTCCTGCGAATAGTTCGGCTGGGGCTGCGGGGTGTGAATGCAAGTCTGGATATATAGAGTCTAATAATCAGTGCAAGCCAAAGGATGAGGAGCCGCAGTGCAAAGCTGGCACAAAGATGTATTTTGACGATCGACCAGGGAGCGTGCCAACTGCGATGTGCGAAAAGGGCTGCGTCGTCACTCTAAATAGCACCGTGGCATTCCAAAATTCTTCGGGTGTTTGGATGTGGGGCGGTGATGGCACGCAAACTGGCGGCAAATGCGATGGCAATGCAGGTAACACGCCAGGTGACGGCAGTGGCGCAGGCGGCGGCACGGGGGGCGGTACCGGTGGTGGTACTGGTGGCACGGGTGGTGGCACAGGCGGTGGCACGGGTGGCGGCACGAGGCGGTGGCGACGGGTGGTGGGCACGAGGCGGTGGCACGGGCGGTGGCGACGTGGT